AAAGGATGGTTATTTGAGAAGCTGCCTTATAATAAAAAATCGAAAGAATCATGACACCACACGAAGAAATGTCTCATCTATCAGAATCGATAGAGGACAAAATAAGAACCACAGGAGAAGAATAATTTTGCAAACCTAAAACCAATTATTTACTTTTACACTGTCACTGTAGAGTGATATAAATAGACAACCACGATGAAAACGATATTCTTAATAACCCCTGTATTTACAAATGCCCTCGTGGTTGTCGGCTATGTGAATGCAGGGGTTTCCTTTTTCTATATATGCGCAAACAAATATCATTAGGAACTTATAACCGATTGATGGGAGACAGGTTAAATCACATGCGTAAAAAATGCTCCCTCAATTACAAGGAACTTGGCAGTATAACAAAAGTTCACCCCTATCAGCTTGCAATGATATGTCAGGGTAAAATGCCTATAAGTCCACGATTAGCTGTTGAATTAGAAACTATATTCTTTGGCAGGGCTGAATACTGGGTAAAGAGTGATTTGTTGCCTCAGATCGAAAGTATTAAAGCCAAGGATAAAAGATTTACTAGATGAGCAAAGACCCAGCATTTTTATTTTACCCTGGAGATTACCTTCGAGACACTCAGTGCTTGAACGAAAATTGTCAGGTTGCATACGATCGAATTATGTGTGAACATATGAGAAACATATGTATAACACAACAACAACTAAAATTCTTTACTAAACGGTTAAATGAAGAAGAATTAGAGGAGTTGCTTATGGTTTTGAGCGAAAAAGATGGTAAATATCAGATTGCTTGGGTAGCTGAAAGTATAGAAAAACGTAGGAAATACAGCGAATCACGGCGAAATAACAGGAAAGGGAAAAAGAATAAAACACATGATAAAGATGTGTTAACATATGTTAATCATATGGAAAATGAAAATGAAATTGAAAATATAAATAGAAGTGCAGGTGAAATTTTACAAGAGTGGTTAGTTTATCGAAAAGGAATAAAAAAAGAGGTGAAGAATGAAAAAACACTAGCTGCATTAGCAAAGCGATTCAAGAACGAGCCATTGCTAAAAGTTGCTTGGGTTGTAAAGCATTCAATCGAAAATCAATATCAAGGTTTGTTTTGGGATAAGTACGACGAAAAAAAACACAGCAAACCGAAAAAGAAGCAGGGTGACGAAATGGATAATGTAACTTTCTAATGAGCAACTACGAATTTATACCGTGGGATAGTATCGAGGTGCGTGGCGAAAGGTCAGGCGTAAAAAAAACTACGTGCCCTAAATGCAGCCACACAAGGAAGAAGAAGAAAGACCCCTGCTTGTATATTAATTTCAACCGAGGCATGGCGCGTTGTTACAACTGCGACGCTCTTAGCTTTGCTCCAGACGACACGCCAACATACGAACAAGCCTACACACCACCCCCTCAAGATTGGAAAAACCACACAAATCTATCCGACAACTTGGTTAAATGGGTAAAAGAAGCCCGTAGCGTGCATCAAACCACTTTAGTTGAGCTAGGGGTCACAGAAGAAAAGATATATCAACCAGCTGCAGGAAAAGAGCTAAATTCAATGTGTTTCAACTATTTCGAAGGCGAAAAATTAGTTAACAAGAAATACAGAAGCGGGAAAAAGCACTTCACACAGTCGGCAGGGGGTAAGTCTATTTTCTACAACATCAACTCAATCATAGGTGAGAAGGAGTGTTTTATTGTCGAGGGGGAATTCGATGTACTTGCGTTGCATAACGTTGGGATTAAAAATGCAATCAGCGTACCTAACGGAGCAAACGACAATGACGAATACTGGAAGAACTCCGAAAAGTACCTGAAGGATATTGAAACCTATATCATTGCAGTAGACAACGACGAAAAGGGGATAGCGCTACGCGAAAAGATTGCGCAGAGACTAGGAAGATATAATTGCAGGTTCATAGAGTGGAAGCATAAAGACGCTAACGGAGATTTAATCGAGGGCTGCATTAGGCAATCATTAGAATCAATCAAACGATTTCCTGTAGGTGGTACATTCACAGCAGAAGATTTGATAGATGGTATTTACGATCTTTACGACAATGGCCTGCCCGATACGATTTATCCTAAAGATCAATGCTTCGGAAGACTGAAAGAGTTTTACTCTGGTATGCGCGGGCATCTTTGCACGATTACAGGGATACCATCGCACGGAAAATCGAACTTCAGCGAATGGTATGTGCTTAACCTTGTCAACGACTACAAAATGAAAGCGTCGTTTTTTAGTCCTGAGCATAGCCCAATGACACTACACACCACAAACTTCATACAAAAGGCAGTTGGCAAGAACTTCTGGAAAGAGATGGAAGGAATCCCAAGGGTTAGCCGATCCGATATTGAGAGGTATAAAGATTGGGCAAAAGAAAAAATCTACCTGACAGGACCAGAAAAAGGAGAAACGCCAACTTGGGATTGGATTTTAGAGAAGTTCAAAGAACAAATGTACAGTTACGGAATTGACATATTCGTAATAGACGCTTTCAACAAGCTGGTACTACCTAAAGGACCAAAGCTAGACGCGATTAACGAAGTGTTAACCAAGCTCACTGCGTTTGCACAGATGAATAATGTGATGGTGTTTTTGGTGGTCCACCCTACCAAGATGAAGAAATCAGATGAAACAGGATTATACGCAGTCCCGACGCTATACGACTGTTCTGGTAGTGCAGACTTTAGAAACCAAACGCACGACGGGTATACTATTTACAGATACTTTGAGACAAATGAAGAAGAAGGTAAGACAAGACTAATAAACACCAAGACCAAATACGGGTTTCAGGGCAATATTGGAGAGTTTGAAGATTTTAACTACCAGTTGCCAACGGGGAGATATTACGCCAAAGGAACAGCCCCGCCGTTGTTTGATATGACAGAACCAGAGTACACACAATCAACGCTTATACCAGATGGAAGTTTTGATGAAGAGCACGACCCCGATGCATGGCTAACGCCAAATCATGAATAACCAGATTTTTATCAATTAACCAAAACAAAATAACACTACTATGAAATACGACGAAACAATAGACTCAATGCTTCAGGCTTTAGATAAAATGTAAGCTATGAACGAAGATAAAAGAATAGCATCCTTTCGAAACCTCTTTAAGAAAAAGCTAAAGCAGAACGGACTTAGATACTATGATATAGACGCTAGGGTTCGCCACTGTATTGAGATAGCCTACAAGGAGAAGTTGCCAAAGCTGCGCAGCGTTAACCAGAATGCGTACCTGTGGGGAATAGTCTATAAGTTAATCAGCGAACACACAGGATACACCACAGATGAGGTGCATTATGAAATGGCAATGATGTTTCACTTTGAATTCCGAAAACGCTTCGATGGCTCTAAAGTCAAAGCACCAATGAGCACCACTAAAATGTCAACGATAGAATTCAACACATATTTTCAGCAAATCCAAATATTCGCCGCTCAGAATTGGGATTTATACATTCCTGATCCGAACGAAGAACTAATGCTATCAGCAGAAAAAGAACAAGAACTTAAAAACAAACAGAAATGAAAGGTAAACCAGAAATAGTAAAGCATCTAATATCTATAGGATTTGATGAGATAATTGGAAAGTGGAGACCTGTATGGGGTCAAGGTGATGGGAACTATTGGCACGGAAAGTTAGTGAGGGGAGATGAGATAGTATACACCGACAGGGATACCACACTATACAAATACACATATAACGGAGTGGTGAAGTCAGAAGAATTCTTTATGTCACTTAAAGACGCGAAGCGATGAATCCAAGAGAACTAGCAAAAGCCTCTTACGAAAAGGCTATAAAAAACCAAACCCTAAGAGACAAACCCGAACATTGGCATCTATGGAAAAGAGCCTACGATGAAGCATTTAGGGATTTTAAGGAGCTACAAAAAGGAAACAAATAAATTAGCAAACTTCACTAAAATTAAGTATCTTAGATAATCACAAAACAATAGAAATGGAAGACAAAACAAGAATCAAAGAAGTTGCGGAAACCAGACTTCAGCAGTTTATCGACGAAGGGGTGATTATCTCTGCGGATGCTGCTAAACAGGAGGGGTTTATGTTAGGATGGAACGAAGCCTTTAAACTTAGAAAACCAAGACAAACCGAAATAGAAATGCAATGACATTCAACCCACAACCAAAACCAGAGAAGCGGCAAAAGTCTAAACGTAAGCGGATAAAACCAGTATCCGACAAGCGTAAGAAGCAGAACGCAGAGTACAAAATAGTACGCGATCAATACCTAGCCGAGAACTGGACATGTGTGAGATGCCCAGCAAAAGCGACTGAGGTACACCACGCTAACGGAAGAAGAGGTAAAAGACTAATAGACACGGATTATTTTGTAGCTGTTTGCAGAACATGCCACAGGTGGATACACGACAACCCTAAAGAATCAAAGGAAAACGGATGGTTCGCGTAGATATAAAGCCACTGAGTGTAAATGAATGTTGGCAAGGCAAGCGATTTAAGACTGCTAAATACAAAGCCTATGAAAAGGAGATGTTGTATGCATTACCCAGATTAAATCTACCAGAGCCGCCCTACAGCGTTTATTATGAGTTTGGGTTTAGTTCTGCCAGTAGTGACTTAGATAATCCAGTAAAACCACTCCAAGACCTACTACAAAAGAAATATGGATTCAACGACAAGCATATTTACGAAATGTTAGTTAGAAGGGTGAAAGTGAAGAAAGGGCAAGAGTATTTAAAGTTTGATATACGGGAATTTACAAATGAGTTGCAGCGATAAAATACCAGAATTTAACACAGGGTGCGAACATAATATAAAAGGATCGCCAACACCGATGTATTACGACTCTGAGACACAAAATGTTTACGACGAGCTTAAGCAGTACATTGGTAAAGGCTACTGGGAGGATGGAATACTTATAATTAAGCAGGAGAAACACAATGATAATCACAGACCACAAGAAGGTATTTGAAAATATTGACCCTTCGTTACTAGCTAAGTTCAGGGAGTTCCACTCGGCAAACCCTCACATCTATAGAGAGTTCAGAGAAAACGCCCTAATACTAAAGAACAGCGGAAGATTAAAGTCTAGTGCGTGGTTAATTATTAACAAGATGCGCTGGGACTTTGAAATAAGCACAAACAGCAACACAGAGTTTAAGATTAGCAATGATTTCATAGCTCTTTATTCACGCCTATTGATTTTCCGCGATCCATCATTTTTAGGTTTCTTCACTCTAAAGCCAATGAAAGGCCAAATATTAGATTAATGAAACGATGAACGAACTGCCTAAAATACACCTAGACCCTCACTTACTCAGAGAGTACGAAAAGAAAAGATACGAGAGAAAGATAGAACTAATAAAGCAAAAACGGATAGCATGGAAGAAACAACAATAGAAACCCACGAGCAGTACTTAATGCTTAAAGAGGCGATAAAAGAGTACGAAGCTCACCAGAGAAAGAAGAAAAAAAGATACACAGACCCTCAGAAGAGAGATATCATAGCAGAAACAGTACGAGACTACTACAACGAGACTCAGGAAATGCTAAAAATGAAGTGCAGAGACCGCGCTTTAGTACAGACTAGGCAAATAACCTACTATTTCGTAAGAAAGTACACCAAACACTCCCTAACAAAGACAGGGAAGATGTTCGGACAAGACCACGCCACAGTAATACACGCTAGAGGCAATATAATTGATCTAGTACAAACAGACACCAGAATAAGAAACGACATTTCAACAATAGAAAACCAGCTTCTGAACAAGGGCGTGATGCCTACCATACTAAGTTTAGAGAAAATGAGATATAACACTAGTCATAGACGAGCAAAGCCCACACGAAGAATAGATACATGGTGGACAATAGAAAGAGTTGACCTACTAAAAAAAGCGTACGGCAAGATAGGGATAATAGAAATAGCTAAACTACTAAGCACCACCCCCATAAAAGTACAACAGAAACTCGAAGAGCTAAATATAAAAGCAGCGTAAACAAATAAAGTTGCCTAATGCCGTAAAAACACCTACATTGCAAATAAATTTACAGAAAGATTATGGGAAACAAACCAGTAACAGAAGAGGACATTGAAAAAATGAAGCAAAAACGCTTCTTAACGATCAAAGAATTAGTATACGTAAAAGACTGCTACTATTCAACGGTAAGCAGATGGCCTCAACTAGATGAAAACCTAGAAGAAAGAGAAGTATACGTAAAAAGCGACGGCGGTATAGTTCCCAACGGAACAGAGATGTTAATTGACACCGAAAAAGAGCAGGTAAAATACTTCATCAACAGAGGAAAGAAGGATTAACAACAATTTTATTTGCACACCTCAATTATTTGTCTTAGATTTGTATCAAACAAAACAACTAAAACAACAATCATGACAACAACACAAGTAGTAAGTCAAGCGTCAAGGTATCTAAAGACAAAATACACCTATATCGGTAAACTAGACGCAGTAATAGAACTTAAGGAGTATTTTGGCGAGGCTATCACTATAAGTGAGGCGTGTCAAGCGCACGCAGTAGCATACAACATATAAACCAAAATGAATGCGGTTAACCTTAATAAGTTCGCCAGATTACTGTGGGGCTTGGCCGTACTTACTTTTATCATACTAGCGGAAACGTCCGCAGTTAGAAGAGGCGTAATTCAAACAAACCAAAAATAGTAGTGTATCCAGGTTATTATTTCGCGCCTCTTCTTTTTAGTTCTTTACATATTGATATTGAGTTAGCGGAAGCCTGAAATGTTGCGGAAACGAGTATCACAGAATAGAACATTCACAGCTATGGAGCCAAAACAGTAAGGATGCTCAGCCAAAGGCAAAGTGAGTTCAAGCCCTGCGGTCAACGCTCTGGAAATGAAGGTTCGATCCCTTCTTCTTCTCACTCAATAACATTAAAAGTAGATGTGGCGAAAGCGACTCGTGGGCTGGGATGTCTCGGCCGTAGAGTTGGTAAGTAGATGCTATGATAGCCTGATTGAAATAGATCAGTGGGGAAGGTGACCATTGTGGAAGTAAGAAGGAGGCACCGTGCTGGTATCGAATCCAGCCATCTACTTTTATTTAGCTAACAGATACCAAAGCCCCCGCATTTCTTTTCATGATATAGTTGTTTGGCGGGGGTGGAGGTTTAAAACGTAGAAAAATGGCAAACAAACTAGAACAAAAACTCAGTAACTTCTTTGATAAGAACCCTCAGTTTAAAGGCAAATTCATTGGTTACAAACAAAGTCGAGGAGGCTTAGGTGTAAGCAGAATTGACAACGATTGGTACGAATGTGAAGACTACCTAATCAACCTTGAAAGCCTCATAGAGGCATTAACAGAAAGCGACGAAATAGATTTAACATAGAAACATAAAATAGACAGAAAGTTAAACAACCTAATCAAAACGAAAGATGAATAAGACAAAAAAACGATTAGTGTTTCTAGCTATAGCGATAGGGTTGTTGTATTTTGTTGCTTATCACACTACACACTTTGTAGACGCCAGCAATGTACAGTGGTACGACGTGCCAACATTAATATTATTACTCGTTGGCTTTTTCGCTTCAGTAATATGTGTAATAGAAATTGATAAATGAACCCCACCTACGTATATACCAAGCCTAAGAAAGGTCAAAAGAAAGAGATCGTTATTTCAATGATGGTGAATACCTATACTAAGTATCAAGTTGATGAAGCTAACAAGTTGTTAGAGTTAATGAACCGCCCACACTTAAAGCAAATCGGAGAGCACTACAAAGACACCATAGGAACACTATACCTGAACTGAAACCTCAATTGTTATTGAAGCAAATTATTCGTATCTTGCAACTAGCATGACTACACAGGAAATAAATAGCGAAGTACAATGGACCATGAAATTCATGAATCTCATTAGAAACGTACATCCAATAGATGAAGAGCAGGTAAAACAGCAGATAATCAACCTCAACTGCTTACACGGTAACATGCTAGTAATAGAAGACATAGGCGAGTTCTGCATGAACTAACACTATAACCAACCAAGTCTAACTAACTAATAACCACTTATCTATGGCAGCAACAGGTAAAGATAAGCCCCTCACAGACAAGCAAGAGCATTTCTGCAAAGAAGTAGTACTAAACGGAGGCAACCAATCAGCAGCCTATAGGGTAGCGTACAATGCAGAGAAGATGAAGCCAGAAACAGTCAACGTAAAGGCTTCAGAGCTAATGGCAAACGGTAACATATCGGTAAGGGTAAAGGAACTACGCAAAAGAGTTGCGCAGCAAGCAGATGAGAAGTTCGACAACACTATAGATGGACTACTAGAAGAGTACACAAGATGGTTAGATTCAGACATCACGGAGTTCATGTATTTGGACGAAGAGGGAGTAAAGGCTTTGCCTCGTGAATTACGTAAACTAATTACAGAGTTTAAGAGAACAGACAAGCAGGTTAAACAGGATGATGGTAAATACAAGACCGAGTCCACATTTGCTTTAAAGTTTGTCAGCAAAGAGAAAGCGGCCGAGATGATTAATAAGCACCGAGGCTTCTACGAGAAGGACAACGAGCAATCTAAGCCAACATTCAACCAAAACAGCGAGATCGTATTTACAGATGCAAGCGGCGACGATTAAGATACCCGTACTCAAGGAGTATGCGCCGCTATTCAAAGCTAAAACACGTTACAAGGTTTGTTACGGCTCCAGAGGGTCGGGTAAAAGTTCTCAGATAGCACGCTACTTTGTTTCCAAGTGCAGGAGCCATAGTTATTTTAGGGGTGTATTGATGCGAGAGGTAGGCTCGGACATTAGACATAGCCAGTTTCAAGAAATAAAAGACCTTATTGAAGACTTAGGTATAGCCCACGAGTTCGACATCAAGGAGGGCACAATGGAATTCAAGCACCACCACACAGGCAACAACATACTTTCCAAGGGCTTCAAAAAGTCAGCAGGCAACCAGACAGCACGTGTTAAGTCCATCAAAGACCCTACTCATGTTTGGGTAGAGGAGGCTGACGAAGTAACATGGGAGGATTTCAGGAAGGCAGATGCCTCGGTAAGGACAACTAAAGCCGACTGGGTGGAGATGATACTAAGCCTAAACACCGACAACGGCGAAACATGGGTGAGGAAGAACCTGATAGAGGCCGATAGGGACGATGTAACGGCAATTAAGACAACGTATAAGGATAATCTTAAGAACCTTCAAGAAAGTTACGTGAAGATGCTTGAGAACCTTAAAACAATCGACCCAGACGCTTATGAGGTAGATGCTCTAGGCGAGTGGGGAGTTAAGAAGGTCCAAAAACCATTTGCGGTCCAATACAATAAGAATAAGCACACGGGAAAAGTTAAGTACAATCCACGGTATGCGGTACATTTCTCAATTGACTTTAACTACGATCCTTTCGGATTG